TAAATCCTTTTTTCTCCATCCAATCTTGGATTGCACGATGGAAAATAATCATACCATATTCACCTGTAAATGCTTTGATTTTTCTTTGTCCACCAGGTTTAACACGAGAGTAGAAAATGTCCATCAAATACTCTTCAATAAGAGTAGCAGTTAGGTGTGTATAATAATGAACGTGAGAATCTTCCAATTGCTCTTGGATACCAGGACCAGAGTAGATAGGTCTACCATTAGCACCAAGAACTGAGTCTGTACTACGAGAGTACCAATAACCTCTTTCCAATTCTTTGTACCATTGTTGCCAGTATTCTACTTCAGCATACTTAATCCAAGTGTCATGCATTTTACCTTGTGGATCTGGAACTTTAACAGCCAAAACCTGATTGTGTGCATCACCTGTAATTTGGTATTTCTTTCTAAAACGAGAAAGTCTGTTTTTCAATGTAATAGGAAGAGAGTATTGAGTTGAACCTGATTGCTCTCCTGCTTCTTCATATTGAGAAAACAATTTTGCCCATTGAGTACCTGGTTGTAGGTAACTTACAGGTAAGAAATCAGCACCATTATCTGACATTAATCTTACTGTGTAAATCCAACCTTTACCATGTCTGTAAGGCTCTTCTTGGATACGAACTTGATATTTTTTGTTAGTAGTACCAGGGTGAATAACATCACCAGGAACAAACCAATTTTCATCAAGTTTAATTTTAAAGTTTTGTTTTAACTTACCAGGAGTTGTGTTTGAAGATGGTTCAACATTTTCAATTACAACTAAAGGTCTAGTAGAACCTGTTCTTAATCCCCATTCCCACTCGTTAGAAGAAATTTCTTCTTCCTTAGCAGTAGATGAAAGAATGTAAGTCATAGGGTTATCAGAATAACGAGTTGCGGAAAACAACTTTGTCATAACTGATTCAAATACATGTGGCTTAGCAATAAGAGCAGCACCTAAATGATTTAGGTCTGTCATGTTTGCATGCCAAGGCATTTGTTTGGTAATTAACTTGTTATTTAATTGTGCCATTTTTTAAAATTTTTTTTACTAAATTAAAAGTAATCAGCTAAACCTTTATTGCGACTTCCTTTTGTGCTATTAATTATATTAGACTTTTGGTTGTTGATTTTATTCCTAGCATCTTTAATAACTTCTGTCTTTGCTTTTTCTTTTACATCTGTAATGTCAAAGTCAGAAGAAATAAGTTTTGCTAACAAAATCATTTTCTCTTTATTCTTAAATACTTCTTGAAGGTCATTCTGAAATTGAGTTAGGTATTGACTGTTTTGCAATTTTATTGCAGGTTTTGTCATATAACCATGTAACTCTTTTTTATCCTTCTGTGTTAAAGTCCAATCTTTAATTGAAGAATTAGAGTCAATTAAATTCTTCAAATCTTTTATTAAAACTTTTTTTTGTTCTTCTTGTCTTAAAGCATTCTGCTTTTGTACTTCTACTAATTTTTCTTTTTGTTCTTCATATCCTTCTTTAATTTGCTCATGAAACTTGGCAGCATATTTACTTAACTTACCAGATTCCTTTAGCCATTCTATTTTATCTTCAATATCATCATCATCTAAATCTTCATAGTTTTTATAATAATATTCTAAAAACCTTTCCTGAGATTTAATGTCACCTGTAATGGGTTCAGGTACTTCTGATAATTCCTGATACATTTGAAAAAACTCAGATGTGCTTCCTCCTTCTCTTTTAAACTTTAAGAATGCTTTAGCATCATCATCTAACTCATTCATAAAATCTTGAATAGCTTCATCAAGTCTTGTTTCAATTTCTTCTTCTTGAATTTCAACAAACTTGTTATAGTCTATTTCTTCAGAATCATCAACATCAATACTAAGAACACCTTTAGTTTTTAATTCCTTGTAGATGTCTGACCATTTAGAATCAAGTTCTTTAGCTTTAATTTCTTCTTCATCAAAGAAATCATCTACTTCTTCATTTGATTCATCTTTAGCAGAATCTAATTTTTCAGGACCATTTTCATCTGCTTCTTTTACTTTTGATTTTTCTTCAATAATTGGTTCTGCTGTTTTTACTTCAAAAAACTCATCCCCATTATCCCAATTAAAATCTGCCAAGCTTACTTCTTCTTTTGTACTCATAAACACAAATTTAAGTTTGAAAATTAAATATTTTTAAGTTTTATCCTTAAAACTTTTTTGAAAATTACTAATTACCTTTTTTATTTTTATCCTTTTCTTTTTCTTTTTGTAACTTGATTTTTTCTAAATCTAACTTCTTTTGATGATCAAATTTCTTTTCATCCAAATCTTGTTTTCTTTGTTGTATCTCTGCATCTAATCCATGTTGAGCAACTTCTAAAATATCAGGTTTACCATCTCTGTCTATATCTTTATCCTCACTAAATCCTAAAGACATAATTGTTTGTTTTTGTATTTCTCTTTCTGTTCTTGCTTTTTCTTTCATCATATCAGTTTCTCTATCAAACAACTTCATTTCTTTTTGGTGAGCAATCATTTCTTGTTGCATTTGTTGTTGTTTTTCTAACTGAGACATTTGTTCTCTTTGCATTTCTTCTCTTTTCTTAGATTCAGATGCTTCAAGTAATTCTTCAGCTTCTTGTACTCCTTCTGCTCTAACCACTTTAATAACATCAGATAAATCAATTCTTTGAGATTGCATAGCAGCATGTGCTAATTGTGCTACAAGTTCTTTAGCTTCATGTGCTTTAGAAGAGTTAGAAATAAATATACCATAAGTTGAATTTTCTAATAAGTCAACATCTATATCTAAAAGTCTTCTAGAAAAATCATCTAATATATAATACAATTTTAAATTAGGATTTTCAGAATAAGCATACTTTGCAGTATCTACTAATTTTTGTAAAACATTTTTCTTTACATGATTATGTAAATCAAAAATAGGTTCTAATACATGTGATGATTGTACTAATGCTTGTTTAGTATTAGTAACAGCAGCATTAGGTCCTATTTGTCCTTCAGCTTCAGGTGGAATACCAATAGATACTCCTGCTCTTCTTTCAATATATTCTGCTAATTGAATATATCTATTTATATCAGAAGCCAATGACATATCTATTTCTTTAACTGCATTAGGTATAGAATAATCTCCTTTATTACCTTCTTCATTAGGATTCATAAATCCAATTTTAGAAGTTTCTAAAAAGTACAACCATTTTTCTGTATCAATACCTGCAGATTCAGGAATCATACCAATGTTCATCATTAAAAGTTTACCCTTATCTGATGCCATTAATAATTCTACCCTATACATAATAATATCATAATAATACTGATATGCTTTTACTCTATCTACAAAAGATGTAGGTAATGAATTTGTACTATCCATTACTGCACCAATATAAGGTAACTTACATTCATATAAATTACTTAAGTCTTTAAACTGTCCAGGAACAGGACCCATGTTTACATAAATATCAGTTCCTATTTTGTATCCTTGATATACTTCAGGAATCCATTCCCACTTACAAGATATATCTCCTTGTTCTCTATTTAAAGTATATCCTTCATCTACTAATCTTTCTTGTACTTCTCCATTCTCATCAACATAAGATAAAAATCCTATTTTTCTTAAAGCTTTCCAAACACAATGTACTACCCTTACAGTCCAACCTTCATCTTCTTTATTTACATTAAAAGTAAAGTTAGCATCAACAACATGGTTCATCATCTGTGTATAATAATTATACACCTTATCAATTTCATCATTACTTAATTGGTCACCAAAATAACCTATTACCTTTGATGGACTTAATCTATAAACACAAGTTGCCCATTCTCCATCTTCAATAAATTCTAAATCTGGTGATTTATCATAATCAAAATACAATGGATTAACTACTGATATTGCAGGTTCTCCATTTAATACTCCTACCCAAAATATTTCTTTAGCAGCAATAGCTAAATGTTTAAACCCTTGATTAAACTTAGTAGCTATATCTTCTTTTTGTACTAAATATTCTAACAACTGATGAGCTAAAGCTTCTGCAGGATCTTGATGTTCTCTAGCCATATACCTTTTAACTTCTTCAGGAGTCATTGCTTGTAACTCTTGTTCTATCTGTTGTTGTATTTGCTGTTGTTGTTCAGGAGTTAATTGTTTACCTTGAGTTTGAGATAAAGCTTTTTGTTCTAACTCTATTCTAATAGGAGAAACAATAGAATTAATTACATATTCTCTAATTAATTCAAATTCTTTAGTTTCTCTTCTTGTAGTAGCTTCTTCATTGATAGCCAATATTTTCCAAGAAAAAGGTCTTTTCATTTCCATCCCCATAAGCATTTTAATCTTAGGAGAAATAATATCTCTATTAGTAAAATTAGCAGGTAACTCTCCTGCCTGTGCTCCAAAAGGTTTTATAACATATTCAAAATCACGAATATTAACTATATTATTAAACAAGTCATAATTAACTTTCATTCTCTTATACTCTGATACACCATTAGTATCAAAAGTATCTAAACCATATCCATTAAATCCTACTTGAGAAAATGATCTCTTATCTAAAAAATCTATGTTTTGTTTATACCATTGTTTATTATCTGCATTTTTTTGTGACCTTGTAACCCTGTGTTTGGGCATTGCTGCACTAAAATTACCATCAGAATTTGCTATCATTTTTTATACCAATTTTTATATGAGTTTAATAAACTAGTAGCTGCTTTATTTTTTTGTCCTTCTTCAGAATATACCTTTTCTCCTTCTTCTTCTAATTGAAACATTATCATCATAAATGACATTACTCGGTCAAAGTTTCCTTTCTTATTAAATAAAATTAATTCTTCAATTAAGCCAGGATCATTTAACGTGTCCAAATTTAATATTTTATTTCCAAATTCATCAACATCTCTTTCTTTTAATAACCATTGTTTTATATATTTTGCTCCTGCATCTTTTAATTGATCATTCATGTGTATACCATATACCCTGGCAACCTTAGAATTTTTTATATTTTTAGAGATAACAGCATCAGGTTGAGCAGCTAACAAATGTAATTTTCTTTTCTTTTCAAAATATGATTTAACATCTCTAATCATATTTTCATGCATTATTTCTGCATTATATAATTCAGCTAACATTTCAACTATTCTATGAGTATCATCAGCTGTTTTCATTCTACCTACATAAGCTGCCACTAAAGTATCTCTTGAATAAGTAAAAGTAGCATTTCCCTTATACACATAAACTGAAGCTAATGATGTTCCCTGATCTTGCTGATAAGGGTCATATCCTATCTTATATAATCCCTTTGGTGGATTTGGAATAGGATACTCATATATAACAGGAGATCCACTTAAGTCTAATGTTTTTGGTTTATAATTCCAAACAGGAACTAATTCATTTTTTAAATCTGGGGTGACTCTTACTTTTCCTTCTTCTTTAAACAAGTGTACTGCTTGTCCTTTTTTCTCATGTAATCTTTCTCTTTCTATAATGTTTAATCTATTTCTTAATTCAGTAACAGGAAAGTCATTAGTAGATACAGTTAAAAATGCTTCACTAGGTTTTAATGGATACTCTTGTACTCTTCTTTGAATAACTCCTAAACCATTAGAAGAATTAGTCAATATATTTTCTCTTTCTTTTAATTCATAATTTATAGCTTCTTCTATTTTAGAATTTCCTTGACTATCATAAAAACCATCCATGTTCCAAAATATAGGGTGAAAAAAACCACAATGTGTAGTTTCTGCATTATCATCCCATATATTATTAAAAGGCATTAAATTATAAGTAGTTGGGTCATAAAACATTTCAGCAAAATCTACTGTTCCACTTTCCATATCACCCCCAGTACCAAAAATAATAATCTGTCCTGTTATATATTTACCTGCTTTTAATGTAGGTTCAATAGCCATATAAGCATCTTTCAAATTAGGAAACTTACCTGCTTCCTCTAACAATACATATACAGCATCTTTACCACGAGCAGCATCTGGATTATCTTTAAATGTTAAAGCTAACACTTGTGATTGATAACCTTTTTCAATAGCCACACCATTAATTACTTCTTTAAATGATGCCTTTCTATGTTCTTGTTTATCAATATAATCTCTATTCTTTCTCCATCCTGTATGCTCATTAAGAAAATTTAAATAGTCTGACACCATACCCATTGTTCCTTCAGGATATAAATATTTCTTTTCAAAAGCACCAATAATAGAAAGTGAGTTTCTTGTATTATTATATTTATTAGCAACCTTTGCAGCATTCTTATATGAGTAACCTTTTCTTCTACTTTTACCCACTATAATATGTCTACCACCATC